GCGAGAGAGATAGCAAAGAGAAATGACTGTTTGGTATGGGCAGTATCACAGGCTGGTTATGAAGCTGAAGGCAATCAGATCGTAGACTATTCGATGCTAGACGGCTCTAAAACCGGCAAGGCTGGTGAAGCTGATATAATATTAGGGATTGGTAAGAATGTTGATGATGAAGATACTACAAGATTTGTAAATGTTAGTAAGAATAAAATAAATGGGTTTCATGGTTTTATAACTGTAGATATAAACAAAGATGTAGGTAGGTACTATGATAGTAACGATTGACATCGAAACTACTTTTGTTATTAAAAACAATGGTTCATTTGATCCTTCCCCTCATATAGCCGGTAACTATTTAGTAGGTGTAGGATACTTAACAGCACCCTATGTGCCTATGGAAAAGTTTTTTACAGGAAGTAGTGTTCTAGCAAAACCTGAGTTTATTACTATCTACCATAAAGAGCTTGAAGAAGATCACATAACTACAATAAATAAGTTCAAGTGCATACAGAAAATACTAGATACTGCCGATGTATTAGTAGGTCACAATATAAAATTTGATCTGTCTTATCTTTTAAATTGTGGATTTAAATACACAGGAAGTGTGTACGACACAATGGTATCCGAATATATTTTAGCTAGAGGTATCAAAAGAGGATTATCTCTAGAAGATAGTTGTAAGAGGCGTGATATAAAAATGCCTGAAAAATTTATAATGAAAAAGTATACAGATGAAGGAAGGAATGTAAACGAATTTCCTCTAGAAGAACTGTGTATGTACTGCAAAGGGGATGTTATAGCAAGTTATGAGCTAGCAAGAAAGCAAATAGAAATACTAGGAGGTACTTTCGATGACTTTGTTACAAACAGCTAAACTTTCTATGGACATGACAAGGGTTCTTACAGATATAGAACTTGCTGGTATTAAAATAGATATCTCTGCTTTAACAGAACTAAAAGAAACCTATAATTCTAGAATTGAACAATTACTAGAAATTTTAAATGCGGCTGCTAAAAATGCGATGGGAGACACGCCGATTAATTTAGATTCTCCTGAAGATAGGTCTATGCTTTTTTATTCTAGAAAAGTAAATGATAAAAAACAGTGGGCTTCTCTATTTAACATAGGTACTACAGTCAACGAACGAGGTTCTAGAAAGCAGAAGAAGAGAACAGAGTTTAATAGAAGAGATTTTAGCAATACTTACCAATCCAATACTACACAGGTGTATAAAACTACAGCTAGTCAATGTACAATATGCAAGGGCTTCGGTAAAACTTCTAAAGCTAAGAAAGATGGTACTTACACAAAAGTAAGATATATCTGTAAAAGATGTTCCGGCTCTGGAATTATATACACTAACAATTTAGAAACTGCAGGTTTTTCACTGAAGCCGTTAACAGTGCTAGATTGTACAGCGCATGGATTTAAAACGGACTCTACTACTTTAAATAACTATTTGACTTCTGCTATAAGTAGTAATGCAAAAGCTTACATTCGCGCATATTGTGAATATTCTTCGATAAAAACCTATCTTAGAACTTTTGTTGAAGGTATCGAAAGGGCTGTTACAAAGAAAGACTTTATTCATCCTAATTTTATGCAGTGTGTAACAGCTACTGGTAGATTATCCTCTCGCAGTCCTAACTTTCAAAATATGCCCAGGGCCAATACATTTCCAGTTAGAAAAACTATTATTTCAAGGTGGACAGATGGATTTATACTTGAAGGAGATTACAAGCAACTTGAATTTCGTGTGGCTGGTTTTCTATCAGATGATAGTACAGTCTATAGAGAAGTTGAAGAAGGGTTTGATGTTCACAGCTTCACGGCTCAAATGATGGATGTAACACGCCAGGAAGCTAAAGCACACACCTTCAAGCCTTTGTATGGTGGTGTATCCGGCACGGACAAGCAGCGTAATTATTATCGTGCTTTTAAAAATAAATACGCTGGTGTTACCCACTGGCATGAAGCCCTTGCAGAGGAAGCTATAGCTAGAAAGAAGATAACTTTACCTTCAGGTAGAGAATATCTATTCCCTAATGTTAGAAGAACCCGATGGGGAGGGGTTACTTCAGGTACTGCAATTAAAAACTATCCTGTGCAGGGTTTTGCTACTGCTGATCTCTTGCCTATGGCTTTGGTTTATACAAGTAAACTTCTGGCAGAAAATAAAATGCAGTCTGTTATCTGTAATACTGTACATGATAGTATAGTTTTTGATGTACATCCTGAAGAAAAAGATTTAGCTATTGACATACTAAGTAGAGGTATGCTATCATTGTATGATGAATGTAAGAAACGATATGATATTACCTATTCAATGCCGGTTGGTATAGAACTAAAAATTGGAAAAAATTGGCTTGACTTAGAGCCTATTCTAGAGTTAGAATGCAAACCTGAAACTTTAAAGGAGTACAAGTATGAACCAGCTAATAGCTCTGAACGACAGCCAGAACTTATCTGATGTCATTAATAAGGGGTCTGAAAAAGACCTACAGAAACTTCTAGGCTCGGAGCACACTTCATCAGAACCTAAGTTAGCACGGTTGTCTGTAAATTATGCTACTGAAGATAACGATGAAAACACTTTGCCAAGGGGCTACTACCGTCTGTACGATCCTGACAGCAGAAACACTGTCTTTGCTAAAGATGTAAAATTCAGGCCGTTTGTTCGTACATATATGTACAATGTATGGGACAATGAAGAAAACCAATTCAGTTGTCGTACTGTCCAGTGCAAGAGCATGGGAGACCCCTTCCATGATACCAACGGGGGTGAAAAGTGTGGGCGATTGAGCAAAGAAGAGCAGAAAGCCCTGCCAAATGATTCTGCTGTTCTAACGCAGCAAAAAAATATCAAGTGCGTACAAGTTATCTATGGCTTGGCTACTATCGAAGGCAAGAATGCCACCAAGGAAGATTGCACCTTGGAAAATGTTCCTACTGTCTGGTATGTAAAAGGTGCTAGTTTCATTCCTATATCAGATTGGTTTAAGTCTATCGATAAGGAAAAGAAGCTATATGCAACTACTGTTGGCAAGCTGGAAACTATCAAACAGAAAAGAGGTGGTATTCAATTCTGGATTTCTAGAGCCACTACAGTAGAAACAAAAGATTTTTCCAAAAAGGATCGTGGCCTTTTAGAATCCTTTATAGGAGATATCATAGACCACAATGCTGATATCATGGAAAAGCACCGTGAAGCTAAGAAGACAAGTCCTGAAGGTACTGAAATTCTAGATGCGTTTGATCTATCTGCCTGATGGATATAACCCTTGAGCTAGTCAAGGATTATCTGCAAAGAATCAGTCGGGGGGAAGAGAAAATCTCTCCGGCTATTCTTGGCGAGTTTGAAAAGTCCTGTTCAGATGCCCTTGAAAAACAGTTTACCAAGCAAGCATGGCGCTTACGCATGTCAGGCGTGGGCAAGCCCTTGTGTCAACAGCAGCTTGGCAAGGAGGGCATAGAAGAAGAATTAGATTATTCTACAATTATGAGATTTATATTTGGTAACTTGATAGAAGCAGTAGCTATCGCTATCTTAAAAGGTGCTGGTGTAGAAGTTTCCGATGAGCAAAAGAGGGTATCAGCCGAGGTTGCAGGTGAAACTATTTCCGGTTCTATGGATTTAAAAATAAAAGGAATAGATGGTACTAAGAAAATATGGGATGTTAAATCTGCAAGCCCATATTCTTTTGATAAAAAGTTTGGAGAGCTAGGGGGCTATTCATCTTTGAAAAAAGATGATCCTTTTGGTTATATTGCACAGGGGATGATGTACGAACACGCTGATGGTGATAAGTTTGGCGGCTGGATAGCTATCAACAAGTCTAACGGCGAGTGGGCTATGTGTTCTGTACCGGAGGATACAGAAGATGAAAAGATAGAAGTTATAGATTCTGTCACAAGAAAAATTACTGCTCTAAATGATATAAATACTAAATTTAGAAAATTTCCAGATAAATTAGAAGTTCACAAAGCACTTGACGGGCCGATAGAGACTGGTAATAGGTTGATGAACCCTGCCTGTTCTATGTGTGGCTATAAAAAACATTGCTGGCCCAATGCTGTTTTACATAAAAGAGTATCTGGTAGTAATTACAGAAAATCTTTTGTGTGGTACACTAAGCTAGTAAAAAGAGAGCTAGACTAGTGCCTGTCATTACTCTAGTTGATATGTCTATAAGGGATATGATTGTAAATCAAACTGTTATGTTTGTAGTATCTTCTACAGATAAAGGTACTTTTAATTCTATTAGTGTGTCTAATGTTGTAGGTCTACGAGTTAAAGCTGCCCCCTCACAAGAGGTAGAAGCCTACTGGAAAGATGATACTTATGAAGTTAATTTACAAAAGATAGATGAGGATATTAAAATTGTAGAACAGCATTTAAATAATAATGGAGTTGTTGTTCTATATGAAATAGATATTTTTAGCGAGATTACTAGCTTAGAAAAGTACGCTCCTAAAACTTTTGACCACCTGTTTAACTCTGTGCAAAATTTAAAAAATAAGTATTCTCCGAAAGGTTTTTATAATGAACAAAAAGAAACATAATTTTAGGAGCAACTTTGAATTACAATTTGCTGCTTACTTATACAAGAATAAAATTAAATTTCTTTATGAGAAAGATAAGATTGAATACATTGTAGATCCTAAAACTTATTGTCCTGATTTTTATTTAGAAGATTATGATTTTTATATTGAAACAAAAGGACACTTAACAACGGCAGACAGAGTAAAACATTTGTACATAAAGAAACAGCATTGTGAAGTAGACATACGGTTTATTTTCATAAACTCGAAGAAAAAGCTTTACAAAGGAAGTCCTACGACCTATGCTAGATGGTGTGATAGGCACTCATTTCTTTATGCCGATAGGATCATACCAGAGGAGTGGCTAAATGGCCGATTATGATGAAGAAACACTAAGAAAGAGAGTTCAGGAAGATGCTGATTCGATCTTGCCAGGAAGAATATATTTTATTTTTGAGCAACTCGATGATGAAAGTGTAAATGTTAGAATTTTCGATTCTACTGGAGATGAAGATTCAGATTACGCTCGTGTAATGTGTGCTGGTTTACAGAATATTTTATTTGAAGAAACAGATCATGTTGTAGATACTGGGCATTCTATAATTTTAGGAGAGTTGCAAGAACAACATGAAGAAAAAACCAAACAAGAACAAAAAGGTGAAAAAGGAAATAATATTATTTTATTTAATAAAAATAAATTAAACTAATGGATAAGATTAATAATCCCCCGCACTATAATTATAGTTCAATAGAAACTATTGATATAATTAAAAACAGTATGGATGAACATATGTACCAGGGATACTTAGTAGGTAATGTTTTAAAATATGTTTGTAGATATAAATACAAAGGAGAAGAATTAGACGATTTAAAAAAAGCTAGGTGGTACTTGACTAGATTAATCGATGATAGATCTCCCCAGCCTGATAATATTATGAAAATGAAAGGATAGAATATGACAGAAAAATATTTTGGGATTTCTCTGACTGAGTTGAATACACTGTTAGCATACTTACAGAATAGACCCTTTAAAGAGGTAGTTTCTTTAATTGGTATTATTAATAGTGTGTCTAAAGTTGAGCATAAAAACACTACTGAAAACACTACTGAAAAGACTACTGAAAAGATTAAGAAATGATCTCTGACTATCAAAGATTTATTCATACATCTAGATACGCTAGGTGGAATGATCAGTTTCAGCGCAGGGAAACCTGGGAGGAAACTGTAACTAGACTTATTGATTATTATGAATATCA